ATCAGGTGCTCCTATTTCTTAAACTTCCGCTTAGAGAGAAGATAGAAGCATGGATTCAAAACTTTTTAGACTTCCTACGGGACCTAATATTAATGCCTCCGTACAACATGCCAGACCCGTTGACATACGCACGATCGCAAGAGGCCAGAGTGTCCCAGCCCCCGACAACCGATTCCCTGGATGGCCGGCCCCAATGGCGGACGCACGTTTGGTGACAGACTACCAGCCCCACTGCCAGAACAATATTCCCGCTGGAAGACAATATCCCACAGTACGTTGGGTACAGCGCAATGGAGAACGCATTATTGATGCGAACCGGGTTACGGCGGCTCTAAACATGGGAGCTGATAATGGTCTAGATTCATCTGTGGTACCTCCTCCTTCTGATACGGTCTCATGTACACGGTCTGCCTGCGAACGGTCTGCTACAAACTTGCGTGGAGGAATAGGATTGGAGCGCAGAGAGGGTGTCCCGGAACTCTTTGGAACTTACATGATCCCGATCGTTGCTCATGAGCGCCCCGTTGACCCGATGCTGACCAGAAAGTATGAGGGTGGGCGCAACAGTCTGCGGGGTTCCCTTGTACACACATAAGGAATCATTACTAGATATAACAGATGTCAGAACTCAAGAGGGTATTGACATTTGATATAGGAATTCGGAATCTCGCATGGTGTCTTTTGGAGAAGGGAGAAAAGCAGTGGAGTATTATTGGCTGGGAGAATTACGATCTACTCGCCGGATCTTCTTCGGAGGAGGCCAAACAGGCTCAGATGGTCCTCTGTGAGACCTGTAAGAAGAAGGGGACTCATACGATTCCCGCCGGAGGTGTCCGTTGCCGAAAACATTGCCCGCCAGAATTTCCTCCGATCGCAGATCTTTCTGGAAATCTTCTTAAGAAAATTCCTGCCCTGCCAGTTTTGAAAAATTTGGTTGGACCGGCTGGAAAGAAATTCAAGAAATCGGAATTGGTGGATCACCTCAAGAAGAAATTTTCCATGCCAGTTGAACACCTCAAGGCCACCAAGGCAATTCAAACTGATCTGGGAGTTCTCCACGGGGCTCTACAGAAATTCGTATCCGAGCGGGCCGACCTCTTCCGAACGGCCAACCGAATCCTTCTGGAAAACCAACCGGCCTTCAAAAATCCCACGATGAAATCCATTCAGATTCTCCTGTTTGCCACTCTACGAGAAAGAGTTCTTCCCGGCCACTCGGTACTGAGTTTTGTTCACGCCGGAAAAAAGACAAAGGGATCTACCGGTGGTGACAAGGGATACGCTGAACGAAAGAAGGCCTCAGAAACACGAGTGGACGAGTGGTTCAAGAAGTCGACCGTCCTTGAAAATTTGAAGTGGATGTCATTTTTGAAGGGAAATCAAAAAAAGAACGATCTGTGCGACACCCTTTGTATGTGTTTAGACGCTCTTGAGATGCGCACAGAGTCCATTTAAAAAGACCGAACCAAAACGAAGAAGAGATGAGTGGTGGCATAACAATTCATGAGATGGAGTCCGTCGCCCAGAGTATGGATGGAGGTGTCATCAACATTTCGTCGGATCCTGGCGACAGTATGGGATTCAACCTCCTGTCCAACTCAGGCAGTCGTTCAGGGGGAGGGGGCACACGCCAGATCTCATTTGATTTGAATGGTCCTCCCAGCGGGGCACCTGGGGGTGGAATCACAGAGATTGAGATTGGCTCTGTTGAGCCTCTTGAGCCCGTGTCATTCAATCTCGGTGGAGGACCCGCCGGTCCGGCTGCTCCTATGGAGATACAGTTTACTCGTGCCTCTAGTAATCCTGCTCCCCCGCCTCCCAGCGGTGGTAATCTTTTCTCCAACTCGCAGACGGCCTCCGGTCCCTTCACAACGCTGGCTCCGGCCCCGTCTCAGCAGAGTGCTGAGGATGAGAAAAAGGAGAAGATTGACTTGTTGAACAAGCTACAGCGGTTTGAGCAGAAGGGTCTCCCGGTGAACCGTCGTTATACCATGGACAATACGCTGGAGGAGATCAAGACAGAGTACTCTCGTCTGGCCGATGCCCGGAACCTGGAGTCATCTCTCCGGTTCCAGCGCCAGGCCATGATGAGCGTGGTGACAGGTCTACAGTGGATGAATGACAAGTTTGACCCCTTTGAGCTCAAACTGGACGGCTGGTCCGAGTCCGTACACGAGAACCTGGAGGACTTTGACGAAATCTTTGAGGAGCTCTACGACAAGTACAAGGAGCGTGGCAAGATGCCTCCCGAGGCTCGCCTGGTGATGGCTCTGGCCGGCTCAGGCTTCATGTGCCACGTCAGCAACACCTTCCTCCGTTCCAGAATGCCGTCAATGGATGACATTCTCCGCCAGAACCCCGAAATGGCCCGGCAGTTTGCCACGGCGGCGGCAAAACAGGCAGGACCAGGTTTTGGCAACTTCATGTCAATGGCCATGAACGGAGGGGAGCCGGCTCCTGCGCAGCAGGCCCAGCAGGCTGCCGGTGCCTTCTTTGGCTCCTCAGCCCAGCAGCAGGGTGCGCCCCCGATGGCGCAGATGCCGCAGTCGGTAGCGGCAATGGAGCAGAGACAGACGGCTCGTCGTGAGATGAAGGGCCCGAGCGGAGGTGGTGTAGAAGACATCCTGCGTACTTTTGAGGAGGTGCGTCGCAATGAAGTGATTGAAGGCATAGCACCGTCATCCATGGGCGGAGATGCCCAGTCTGCGGTACAGGCGGCGGTAGAAATCCAGAGCATGGGTTCCGATGATATTGGCAGTATGGCAGGTTCCACGGCGGGGCGCCGTCGTGGAGGCTCTAGACGTGTCCCTATTGGAAACTCAGTAGCCATTAACGTATAATGGCATAACAAAATCCCACAAAATGATAGGGATGGGTTCTAAAAATATATATAGGACATTACATATTGTTCTATATGTATTTGTAGCAGCAGTATTGCTTTATTTAATAGCAAATGCCTCATATACGGAAGGATTCCAGACGACTCCTGTCACGCTATATCCAATCTGTTTTCTGTGCGTAAAGCCGCCAGAAGACTTTCTTGCGAATCTTCTGGAGATGACGAAAACACAGCCGGTATATGTTGTCTGCGACAGTAATGAGTACACTCCGCCGGTACAAATCAAATCGCAGGACTATACGGCAGTTGTTCTGACGGAAGCATCAAACAATAATGATTATGGCGTCAGCCCGAACACGATTTATTTCATTCAAATACAGGATGCTGAATCAGGAAAACGGGGGTATATCAATGCGGCTTCCACGCTTCCTAAGAAGCCGTCTGCTTGGGACAAGGCACTATATTATTTTTGCCTTAAGACGACAGCGCCCCATGTGTGGTTTATTGAGGAGGACGTTTTCGTTCCAAGACCGAACATTCTGGACGAAATGAATCTACGCTATCCCAATACGGATTTGGTGACAAAGCAGCACGTATCTGAAAAGGAAGATCCTAGCTTCTATTGGTGGTTTGATGCCGAGGAGAAGATGGACCGCCCCTACTACAGGAGCCTGGTATGTGCTACGAGAGTCTCGAGGAAAATTCTAGATAGAGTGGCTACAATGGCAAAAGAAAAACGCACGGTTTGTTTCGTGGAAACACTTTTCAGTACGATTGCCCACCACAATCAGTTTTCCATTGTACAGGCGCCAGAACTACAAACAGTGATTTTTAGACATGACTGGACCAAAGAAACAGTTCATATGAACGGTTTATTTCACCCAGTGAAAAATACGGCAGATCATGATATTTACAGGGGATATTTACAATCAAAGAGTGATTGAAGCAAGATCCTGAGGTAGAGCTACAATCTTTGTGGAATAATGCGTCTCGATGTCTTTGAGGAAACCCTCTTCCTCCTTACAAATCAAATTAATAGCGACACCCTTACGTCCAAACCGACCCGAGCGGCCAATGCGATGAATATAATTCTCCCGCTGTACAGGTAGTTCATAATTAATAACTAAGCTAATCTGTTGAATATCAATGCCCCGAGCAAGCAAGTCAGTACTAATCATAATGCGCACGGTTCCACTACGGAAGTCACGCATACGTCTTGTACGCTCCTCGGGCTCCATCTCTCCGTGGATGAAAGACAGGGGAAATCCCTCTGCAGTCATTTTCTCGGCCAACCACTCAGCCTTCTGGCGCTTATTTACATAAATGAGCGCCTGATTGATCGTTAGTTGCTTATACAAATCACACAGTACATCGTACTTCCAATCGTCCTTCTCTAGGCCCACATAGTACTGTGTAATACCGTCGAGTGTCACCTGCTCTGGAGCAATGAGAATGCGCACGGGGTCACGCAGAAGCTCCTTTGCGATATCAATCACTGAGTCGGGCATGGTAGCCGAGAAGAGTGCCACCTGGCACTCCTTGGGAAACCCCATGTCAAGAATACAGAGTACCTGCTCCTTGAAACGGTCCTCCAGCATCTGGTCAGCCTCATCAAGTACCAGCACACGGATATTCTCACGAGCGAGAACACGGCGATTCATGAGGTCAAATACACGACCAGGAGTTCCGACTACGATGTGTACACCACGCTCAATCGCCTTGAGGTCATCACGAATGGGTGTACCACCAGTGGCAGAATAGCTAGTGATGCCAAGATGCTCACCAAGGGCGGTGGCTACGGTCTTAATCTGCTGGGCAAGCTCACGAGTGTGGACCAGAATGAGTACCTGTGGCTTCTTCAATTCCGGGCTAATACGGCACATGGAACCAATACAGAAGGTGGCAGTCTTGCCGGTTCCGGAACGGGCTTGGGCGAGAGTATCACGCTTATCCTTGATGGGGACAATCGCCTTAGACTGGATGTCAGAGGGGCGCTCATAACCATAGGCGAAGATACCACGAAGCAGCTTATCAGGAAGCCCCATAGTATCGAAGGTGTCATACACCTTCAAGTCGGGGGTCGGCAGCAGACCCCCATCGTCAACCAGAATCGAACCACCAGAACAATCGGACTCCATCTCCTTTGTATTCTAGACTCTTCCATAAGCCCCCTCTCAAATTTTATTAGCGGGCTGTGTAAATTTGACCGGCTATTGTTTCTTTATTCAATATAGAAACAATGGCGGATGATGAGGATTATGCGAATGATGGTGATGGTGTTGACGGGTTTGCTATCATAGATGATGCCGATGTGGTGGCTCCGAGTGGTGAGCCGGCTTCTGCAGGAAATGCTGGAGACCCCCTGGAAATTCTGTATAAGTTTCATCCTGAAACGATTCTGGATTATGTGGAGAAGGTAACTCCGTTCATTCCGATTCAACAAGTTCCGCCTTCGGCTGATGGGAGCGACAAGGCTCACAAGAGCCAACCCTTTCTGAGTGTCTATGAAAAGACGAAAGTACTGGGATTCAGGGCAAACCAGTTGGCACAGGGTGCTCCTCCGTATGTTACTCGTCCTGAGCACATGACAAGTGTGTTTGAAATCGCAAAACTAGAACTAGAACAACGCCGACTACCCTACATTATCAAGCGCCCCATGCCCGATGGAACATTTGAGTATTGGAGAATGTCGGATTTGATGATTATCTAAGCCTTCTGCCAAAGGCCCAGGGCCCAGGGTTTTCAACCCTTCTGTACCGGCCACCACGAAGGCATTTGTATATCAAAATTAGAAAGAAATTTTGGTATGCTCCCTGTCATAGCATTAAACAATAGGAAAAATCCAGCAGCTGATACAACATATCTATCATAATAATCAACATGATTGAATTTTTCTACAATAAAAAATGAAATAAGGAAAAATGCTAATGATAAATTAAAGATAATATCAAATCCTGTATAATATATGCTATTGACCGATTCCTTCTGTAAAAATATGAGAAGGAATTGTACACCAAGAACAATCTTTAAAAAAATAAAATACATGTGGTAATGTAACATCTATTCTATTTTCATGTGAATATATTTATACCCGTCCGCAATTTAAATTGCCATTCGCATCATACACTGAAAGTAAAATATGCGAGTAATCTATTTACAAATTGCGCACGAGTCTAAGAAGCAGTTGCCATGGGTGCCGTTCCCTCCTCCGTAAGTACAGGCGGTTCAAAAGCAGCCTTTACCTGATTTACCAGTTCATCTACCAGCGGATTCACCACGCTCACATTCTCCCAACTACATGCGGAATACAGGTCAGAGTCTACAAAATAATAAAGAAACTTCGTGCCCTCCTTGCGTATCAGCACATATCCGCAATTCTGTAAATGACCCGCTGCCATTTTTGTCGGCATATCAGTATCAGGGGAAACTGTCCAATTCATAATGAGTGTAGAGGGGCGAAAACCGGCGTCTAGGGCAGCATAGAGGATGCCCCGCTCCGTACCGTCTCCCAGATCAATCTTTAAAATATCAATGCGGGTGTCATCAGGAGATAGGCCTATAATCTTACATTTGTCTTGAACCCAGTCGTAAAAAGTGACGCCCTCTAAACAATAGGTTGCCCCCTGTTTAACAGTTCCAGAATGCCACCAAGGCATTGAGGCCGCTTCAATACGGAGATTTTTCGGTATGATCCACTTTTCATCGGCTCCTACGGAAAAATCCGACTTCGGGTTCTCAAAAGGCTCATGAGTCTTTATACACTGAGCAACCTCCAGCCATCCTGTAAGGCCTACCTCAGAACAGGGAACTACAAAGAGGGGGCAGCCAATCATCTCGGCAATTTCCAAATCGGCAATCGCAGACTTGGAAGCCCCGATACTCAGGAAAACGGTCTTGTTCCCCTTTTTAGAATACAGAGTCCAAGCATCCTTAAAAAAAGGGAAGGGGTCGCTTCCAGACTCGTTTAAAAGAACTGTGCTGGGGCGCTGCATATATTTTATTAGTCGTTTATTGTCTCCAATGTTTTCCGCAATTGAGGCAGGTAATGAAGATCGTCATCGGCTCATCCGCAGAACGGGTCTGCATTTCATAATAAGTACACTCCC